GGTGATTCTTGAAGCCGGCGTTACGTGCGTGATCTTGGAGACGCGAGACGACTTGACTTCGGCGGCGGCGGATATTGCGGCGCTTGATTCGTTTCAGATTATCGAGGCGGCGCGCTTAATGGCCGAAGCACAGACGACGTTGCGGACGTTTGAACGATGGGCCGCTCTTCGCGAGGGGAAACTATGATTAACTGTCTAATTCGACTTTGGAGAGCACTGAAGGAAGACCCATATCCAGACCAAACCGGAAAGAAAGCGCGTGATGAGCAAGGGGGATTCTTTTCGTGAGTCGCAAGTGCACTCACTGCGGAAAAGAGAATCCGAAAGTTGTTTGCTTCGTTCTGGCGCTCATGTTCTCGGATTATGTTTGCCTCGATTGCAGCCACAAGGCCGCATGGTTCTTTGCCGCCGCTTGGAATGCAACGAAAAAGGGGAACACATATGCGGGTAACAATCCCAGCGCAAGTTAGTTTCGAGCATTTGATTGATACGTTCTGTCGGTCGGCTCCGCAAGTCGATGCTTGCGAGTACACGCGATTCGACATTGACCGCATAAGCCGGGCGCTGGGATACATGAACGCTAAGCTTAGCGAGTACGAAAACAAACAGGCGCTTCATCAACTCGCGCCTTAGCAATGAGCAAAATTCAAACACAAGCAATTCTGATTTTCAAGCGGTTTCTTGACGTGTTCGCGCGCGAGTGTCTAAAGATCCAGACAAAAGCGGGAACACTTGTTCCGTTCGTCTTCAATCGCGTCCAGCGCAAACTATGGCTCTTGCTTCAGGAAGACTTGAAGGCCGGCAAGCCTATCCGATGGTCAATTCTCAAGGCGCGACAAATGGGAGTATCAACTTTCATCGCCGCGCTGTTCTATTGGATCGCTTCCTTTCACGCCCACAAGGGATGCCTTGTCGTTGCGCATGATGCCGACTCCGCGCAAGGTCTATTCGAAAAGCAAAAGATGTTTTACAAGGCGTCGCCGCAAGAAGTTCGTCCGATGCGCAAGCTTGACAACCGGATGATTCTTCACTTCGCGAATCCTGATAGTGACGGGACGCTGGGACTTGAATCGAAGATCGGAGTCGATACCGCGGCGAATAAAAACCTGGGAGCGTCGTTCACGATTCAAGCCGTGCATCTTTCCGAACGCGCCCGGTACGAAGACGTTAATCCGCAATGGGCCGCTTCAGTAATTGCGTTGAATCAAGCTATCCCGGAATTGCCCGGAACGTTCGTAATCAAAGAAACCACGGGGCAAGGCGAGGGGCCGTTTAAGGACGAGTGGGACGATGAAGACTCCAACGAACGGAAGATATTTCTTTCCTTCGTTGCAGAGGATGAGTACCGCCTCGAACTTGAGCCGGATGAATATTTCCGACTTTCGGACGTTGCAGATACGCTTTATGGCGATGAAGAGGAACAAGCCGAATATATCCGGGCTCAAGTCGTTTATTGGTTTCCGGAGTGGGAAGCGAGGACGCCGGAGAATATCAAGCGGATTGAACACGAAGTTATGTGCCGGCTCGCGTGGCGTCGTTGGTACATCGTCAACAAGTGTAAGCGCGATAAGAACGCCTTTGCTCAAGAGTATCCGCTTACGCCAGAACAGGCGTTCGTTGCGACGGGCTCAAGTGTATTTGACGCCAAGGAATTATCTGACCGGCGGAAGCAGCTTCGCGAACGCGACAAGGCGAACGAGACGGAAGGAATAACTTACCCCGTGCGCTATCGGTTTGCGATGAAAGCGAGCGATGACCGCAAGGCTGATCCGAATTGGTGGCAACGCGCATTCTATGAGGCCGGCTATGGGCCGCTGTCGATCTATGAAGATTCAATTCCCGGTCGGCGTTATGTGATCGGCGCGGACGTGTGCGAAGGAATTCAAGACGGCGACGATTCCGGAGCCTGCGTTCTGAAGTGTCCGGATTTAATTCAGGTTGCTTCCTTCCGGGGCAACATCGACACAGACACCTATGCGGATATTCTGTTCGCGTTGGGGCGGATCTACAACGGCGCTTTGTTGGGCGTTGAAGTGAACAGCGTCGGCAAGGCGACTGTGATGCGTCTACAGCGTCTCCGGTATCGGCCTCTTTACATGCGGGAATCACTCGTACACGCGGACGTGTCGAAGCGGGTTGCGGCCTACGGATGGCGCACGACTGAGACAACGAAGCCGATGCTAATTGGCGATTTGAAAGGCGCGTTGCGCGACGATGAAATAACCCTCTTGGACATTACCACGATTGAGCAGTTGATGACCTACAAAAAACTCCCCGATGGAACACTCGGTGCCGCTCCGGGTAAGAAAGACGATCTTGTTATAGGCGTTGGAATCGCCGTTCAAATGGCGCGTCAAGTCAATATTCCGAAGTCCTCACAACCTAAAATATATCCTCGCGGATCAATGGGGCACGCTTTGCGTGAGCTGGAAAGGCACGCTGGGCGCGGCTTTCGCCGCCTTACCTAAAGTTTTTTTCCACAGAGCCTATTTTTTCCTGCTACAGTCTCGCCGTTGTGATTTGAGAGGGCGGAGAGCATGGCTTATCCAAATCGGAAACGTGAGACGCAAACGGGCGGGGAAACTTACGCCCTTTGGCAGACGCGCGTTACCTCCGCGTTGCGTTACCGCAAGGATCATCCGAACGGCGATCAAGCTTGGAAAGACGGCTATGAAATGTTCAAGGGAAACCACTGGGGAATCTACAATGCGTCTCAGGATCGCATTAACTCCGCAACTCCGAACGATCTAATTACTGTCAACATTACCGGCTCGAACGTCCGCTCACTACTTCCCTTCCTCGTCAATCGAAACCCGCGAATCATTGCAAAGCCCCGGCGCGCCGAATTCATCGTCTCCGCTGCGTTGCAACAGGAAATCCTCAATTACGAATGGCGCGAGCGGAGGATGCAGCGACAGATTAAGCGCGTTGTTCTCGATACAGTTATCTGTGGGCACGGCATTTGCAAGACTGGATTCAACCTCGAAATTGATGAATCGAAGAATAAGAAGCGCGACGGCGTTCTTGAGTTTCGCGATTACGTGAAAAAGGAAGCGCCGTATATCAAGCGTGTTTCCCCGTTCAAATTCATCAGCGATCCGGAAGCGCCCGAACACGATTTGAACACGTCGCGATGGTGCGCGGAGATTTTCTTTAAGCGTCCGGAAGATGTGCTTGCGAACGCTCGTTACGCGCAGGACGTTTTGACGAAGGTAAGGCGCGGCGACTATCAGCCTGGGTGTATTCCCACGTATGAGGCGCGCAATCTTGATGCATCGCTCGCGTCGCTGCAAGACAGCTATGGCGAGGATCGTGAATTGTGGGTGTTGTACGAGTTGTGGGATAAGAAATTCGAAAAGTATTACGTCTTCCTTGATGGCGTTGAACCTCCGATCTTGGAGAAAGCAACGCCTTACGATTATCTCGACGGACTCCCTTACACACGCTGCGACTTCATCAACGTTCCCGACGAACCTTACCCGCTGGGTTTGCCGGCGTGGATTAAGGATCAACAGTTTGAGTTGAATCGCGTTCGCACTCGCTGGTTTCAACACGGGCGGCGATTCAATCGGAAGTACGAAGTTCTTGCTGGCGTTCTTGGAACAGGCTCGCGGGAAATTCTTGAAAGCGGTGAAGACGGTTCCATCGTCGAAGTCGAAGAAATGGGACGCATCAAGCCGATTGACGACGCTCGCGTATCCAACGACCAAAACATTATCGAATCGCTAATCAAACAGGATATCCGCGAACTGTCCGGGCTCGACGAATTGGCACGAGGCGGAAATCTTCAGTCACGCGCCACCGCAACCGAAGTCGAAGCGCGCACGGGCTTGTTGAATTTGAAGACGGACGAGCATTCGGACGCTGTTGATTCCTTCGTATTCGAGACAGTAACGCAGGTCTCGCAGCATGTGAAGGCGAATTATGTCACGGAGAAGGTCGTACAGCTTACCGGGCCTCGCGGTCAATTCTGGGTGTCGTACTCTAAGGAAGATATCCAAGGGGAAGTCGATCTTCAAATTGAAACCGTGTCGGCTCCGAAGACCGATCCGGAGCGCGAGAAAGCCCAGGCTCTTCAGGTGTTCCAATTAATCATGCAAAACCTTCAGACGATCATGCAAATCGGTCAAGTGCAAATGGATATTGGCGCGTTGATTAAGTGGATTCTTGAGAAGGTCGCGCCGGTTGATGCGGCTCAATTCTTTCCTGCCCTGGCGCAACAAGGGCCGGCGTTACCTCAGCCTGGGGCGAATGGAACAGTGCCGGCGGCTGGGCTTGATCCGGCGTTGTTGCAAGCCAACCGTGGACAAGCGGCGGCTGCGCGGGCTGGACAACAAGGCGCGCAGGCGTCCGGGGGTACGAGCGTATGACTCTTGAATTCTTTTTTGTCGCTTTTATTGTTCTGTTCTTTGCTCTTGGATATCTGTTTGCACGGGGGAAATAGTCGTGCCGATTTACGCTTATCGATGTCCCAAGCACGGAATATTCGAAGTAATTATGCAGAGTTTCCGGGATTTTCAAGAAAAACTGCGATGCCCCCTTGAATCACGACGCGGAGCGTGTGCTAGGGTGTCTGAGTATGTTGTTTCTTTGTGTGTGATGAAACCGGATTCACACTGGCATTTTAATAAATATGTTCCGACGTTGGATCGGACGTTTCGAACTGAGAAGGAATATCGGCAATTCTTGAAGGCGACGGATCGACGCGAGGCGGAGCCCGGAGACAGTTTGCAAGTAACGCGAGCAGTCGCAAAGAAGGAAGAGAAATTAGACAAGGTTCGTCATGACAAGATTTGGAATTACGTTAAAGACTTGGACGTTTAAGGGAGTTCAACATGCAAGGGTACACTTTGGCGCGATTCAATGACAACGAGCAATTTCAGCCGCTCACGTTTGTAACGCAAACGATTGGCGCGGCCTCGGCTGCGCTGGCGGCGGTACACGCGGACGCACGCGGCGCGATTATCACAGGTGACGGTAGCGCGAACGCTGTCCGCTATCGGTTGGACGCAGGAACGCCCACAACCACAACCGGCAATCGGTTTGATGGCGTGGATTCCGTGGTGATTTGGTCACGCGCTGCGTTGCTGGCAATGAACCTCATTCGCGAGGATGCCGCCGACGTTGTAATCAGCGTTCAATTCTTCAAATAGAGGTTTAAGAATGGCAGAGACACTTGAAGCACTCGTTGAAACTGCGGTTAAGGATGCCGGCGTTGACGGCTTTGATTTGGAGTTGGATGCCGAAGGCGGGATTTCATTCGTTAAGGCGGACGCGGACGCCGGCGACAAAGGGGGCACCGATGGCAAAGGCAAAGAAGAAGGCGCGGCGGGTGGGGTATTAAAGACGGAAGTCAAGTCAGCGGATGCCGGCGGGACTCCGGTTACCGACGATGCGAAGACAGTTTCGATTGAGCAATACAAGGAATTGCAGGGACAGTTTACGAAGGTCTCGCAAGACTTCTCCGAAGTGAAGGGGATGGTAACTGTTCTTGCGACGCAGTTGCAGGAAGCTAAGAAGGGAAACCAAACAACCGAATCGGAGACGGACGAAACCGGCGCGGACTTGGAGTCCTTACTTGCGGATAAAACAGCGCTTGCGAAATTTATTTCCGGAATCGTTTCTGAGGCGGTTGAAACCAAACTCGGAAAAGACGCTCCGGAGGTAATGAATCGCAATCGCCTTGGGCTTGAATTAGAGAATACGCGGAGCGCACACACGGATTTCGATGCGTATGTTCCCGTAATTTCGGCCTTAGTTAATGAGTTCCCGGACGCGAGTTTTGAAAAACTCTATCAGACTGCAAAGAAATTGCAGCCTGTTACTCCCAAACCGGCGGCGGGCGAGTCTGTAACTAAGGAAATCAAGCCAGCGGCTACTACTGAAAAGGATGTTGACGCGCTGAAGGCGAAAGCCGACGCGCTGAAAACAGAATCCGGCGTGAACGGAACCTTATCAGATAAGAAAAAGGTCACGACTATCGCGGACGCCGTGAAGGCGGCCTTGGCGGAGCATGGTCTTTAAGCTCGTATGAATCACGAGGTACGAGTGCCGTATTGATTCAGGTTTGGATTCTATCTCTCGGAGGTTATCCCCATGGCTTCACCAAACACGACTTTCACAGAAATTGTTGCAAGCACTTTGAAGAATTATCGGTCTCAGCTCGCCGACAACGTAATGGAGCATCAAGCCCTTTTGTGGGAACTGAAGAGGCTCGGTTATTTCGTTGAGGAAGAGGGCGGCGAGACTCTTGTTGAGCCCTTGATGCACGGTGAGAACAGTACCGTTCGCAGCTACAGCGGCTACGATCTTATCGACACGACTCCACAGGAAGGAATTACGGCGGCTGAATTCGAGTGGAAGCAAATCGCTGGCTCCGTGTCTATTTCCGGTAAGCAAGAATTCCAGAACAGCGGATCGAAGACGAAAATCT